AATCTCTCTCCAGTCAACGGATTGCAAGGCACCTTCCAGCAGATCCGACAAAGGGCCATTTTCCGGCATATTCTGGCAGTACACTTCGCGGAAAAATTCCTCTATATCATGTACATTCGCAAGTTCCCGATTCGATTGCGGATCGAATCCGTCATTATCAAGCCATAGCTTTACTGCCCAAGTTTCCCGATTGCGCCAACCATTGTAAGTTCCGTTTGACATTTTAACCTCCGTTTCCCGGAAACAGCCGGGGCTGCCATTTAGGATAGACAAAGGGAAGGGATTCCCTCCCCCTTGGCTACGCTAGATGGTTTCAGCGTCATCCCATCCAAGTCCATCCACCGCTTGCCGGAAGTCATCGTTTTGCCGGATGACGATGGGGGAGTTATCATAATCAAGCGACATGGCATCCTCGACAAACCATTGGATTCCATCGAACCGGGTATGAATCGGGTAAACCTTGTAGCGATGGAATGAACCAAACAGAACAGATACCCCCGCACGTTGGCCAGAACGCGAACGATCGTTTTCCTCGACTTCATACGCGGCGATATCCACAGAACACTTGCTAGCAAAACGCTCTTTCATAGTTCCTCCTGCTACAATAATAGTATGAACGTGTTAAAGTGTCAAGAATAAAATAAAGTTATTTTATAAATTATTGAAACATAGAATAGAACAGGGTTTGCGGTATGCTCATGCTAATGTATAACTACAATGGTCTCTGTTTGTACTACAAGTAGAGTACAATAATATCCCAAAAACACAAAAACCTGTCAAGGGGGTAAGGCCAAAAACAGGCACATTTGTTTCTAGTACCCACAAGGGTTTGCGAAAATCACTATGTTCTGCACTTGACACCCCTTGTCCCGAAATGTATCATTCTATTCCGGCCCTGAGCGAGCTAACGCGAGCCTTTGATCCCGGTCGAATTGTATTGAGACCGGGTGTATTTATCTAACATCAAACAACATAACATCTCATCAGATACTAACACGCGTTCACAGATTCAAGACGGTTTTGATGTTCTCCCGCTACGCGCATCTATACTTAAAGGAAACAAGATATACGCAATCGGAACGAAGGCAGACGGACCGCAAGTCCGTCGCAGAGAGCGAAGCGAACGGGCCGGAGTGTTAGGGCGCTAGCCCGTACCGATTGCCTCTTGATTGTATTACATATATATAGGATAGAGCAGAACACAGAGAACAACCGAACCAATCTTCCTTTAAGGGCGAATCCTAGAGAAGTTTAGAACACCGGAAAGCCGTAAAGCCTACCTGGACACAAACCGACAAGCGCAAACCTTAACCCAGAGTTAACTTGCGAGTTTAATATTCAATTGGCGCTTTAACTTCTAGGATTCACCAGAACGGCCACCACCGAAACAAGACATAGGCCATGCTAGATTATACGATACATATCCCGTTCGTCGATCCTGGACAATCCTAGAGATCCGTTTTTCCAATCAACCCATAAAATTTAAGATATCGGTGCTACAAGTCCGCCAACGAACGCAAGCCACAAACCATACCCAAGAGACGCAGGAGAATAGATCGAGCAGCCTGGTAATGATAGCATAACCCCACGGCGACGATATTAGCACGGATGACCCGCTCCTATATATAAGGTAGAGGGAGAGGTACGAATATGTTCGTACATTGGAGGCTACTCCGCAACGTGATACATCGAATGATGATAGGGGAGGGGCAGCTTGTTCTTTCACGATACTGTGCGATACACTGTACTACGCATTGCCAAGTACTGCGAAACAGGACAACCGACCAACAATCTGTGCTATCTGACCTCTTTTCTATGCCAATGTCGCATAAGAGTTATTATGTCAACTGTGCTTAGATAGTACCCACAAGGGTTTTCGCGTATTCGTGAGACAAAAGACGAACAGTTGTACTACAGAAAGCGTACGAATTAATTGGTGATCCTGGTATCTGGCAGCATAGAGCAGGCAATGGAACTCACAGGCACGGACAAGGCACAGGGCCGCACGGCGCACGTGGCGCAGGTAAAGGAACGCGGGCGCGAAGGGCAGGCGGGCGCTTGCGTTGCGGGCGGGCATTGGAGGATGCGTACCCCCCGCCCCTTGGTTAGTTGCGGTTCACGTATGTAGCGTAACCCTCTTCCCTAATCTTCCCAAATTTTCAGATTCATATTGTTCTTTCTATATGAACAAAAGTTGACATACCAGAAACTTTAGTTTATAGTGTGTTTATGCAATGTAAGTATGTCCATAAAGACGGCGATGTTATGGTTAGGAAAGGGAAGAAGACGGTGGGGGAGCAATGTAATTCGATGAGGGCGAGTGAGGACACGCAGGGTTTTTGCTATGGTCACTACATGAATTGGTGTAAGGTTAATGCGCCAGAGGTAGTGAAAGAGAAAGAGTTGAAGAGACGGGCAAGCCATGCGGAATTCCATGAGAAGAGGAAAACGCCGTGGAGTAGAACGGTCAAGAAGGGAGATAAGGCGGCTATGGTGCCGTTGCCGGAGGATGCCACGGTTCGGGAACAGGTTTTGAAGGTGATGGGATTTGGTCAGGCGTTCGATCTTGAGGTGGAATACTCGCTCTATAAGGAATTGGGTCTTGGCAAGGGGCAAGAGAACTATGACGAGATGTTCGCCTATGCTCTTTGGTTGGATTCTCCCGGCAATTTACGTTCTCCCAGGGATAAAGAAGGCGTTTCAAAGATCCTTGGGGTGTCTATCCATACGCTTTTGATGTGGGAGCGTAGCCCTAATCTCCATGATATACGGATTCGCAAGCTGGACGTTGTGTTTGACAACGGGTACAAGCTGTTTTTGGAGAAGTTGATGGAGGGAGTGGCGCTTGGGGATACGAAATTCATGCAGATTTACCAAGCAATGATGAAGGAACGGAAAGAGAAGGTGGAGAGTCGGCCTAGTTTGCCGCAGTTGCCGGATGCTCTCAAGAAACAAGTGGATGATGCTGCGGGTGAAACTCCTTTTGTAACGGTTCGGAATCAAACCAAGCCCGCTGAACAGGCTGCGGTATTCAACGCTATGGCAAATGGCTCATTGAAGCCGGAAATGGAGAACTAACATGGAATTTGAGACGCCGGTATGCCCGATCTGCGGATTTGAAATGACGGCTTTCCGTGATGCGCCTGACGAGGGTGGCGGTTGGGGAGCTGGATGGCTGTGCGAATGTACGGAAGAGTTGCGCGATGCCTGGATGAAGAGCGATGAGGACTAATGGCCACAACGGCCTCTGAAATTCAGCGCACTTATGCGGCGATGGCCCGCGATCCACTCTTGTTTGGCAAACTTGTTGATTCAAACGAGTACTTTTGTAACGAATTCGGTCCGGTTCACCGTTGTTTGATAGAGGATTTGAATAGCGCAACGAAGAAAGAGAAGATCATTGTGGTGGAAATCCCTCGTGGGTTTGCTAAAACGATGATTGCCTCTACGATTAACCCGCTTCATAGGTGTATTTTCCCTAGGAACCAGCGAAGAATTGAGTATGTAATCGTCTCTTCGTTCTCTAATGAGAAGGCTAAACAGATCATAGGAGACTATAAGAACATCATCCTTGGTGATAAGTTCCAAGCGTACTTCCCAGGCACGAAGTTCTTGGTTAACACCCAGGACGAGATTGAGGTTGAGAACAAGACGTTAGGGTTCCGGTTCCTTATCATGGGCCGTGGTAGGTCGTCGCAGATGGCCGGGTTGAGATACGGTTCTGCCCGTCCGCAGATCTACATTGGCGATGATTTGGAGAATCCTGAGGAAGCCTATAACCAAGCGATTGTGGATGCGAATGAGCGGTACATCAACGAGGTTATCCAGTTCGGCCTTGACCCGGATATAGGATATACCGTCCTGATAGGCACTCCGTTTGCGTTCGACTGTACTACTCAGCGGTTTATGAAGTATCCGCGCAACGTGAAGGTCATTAAGTACCCGGCGCTGGTGAACGATGCGCTTGTTCCTGGGATGAGTAAACGCCTTGGATTGCCAGAAGGACATTCCATTTGGGAAGCGCGGTTCCCGACAGCGGAATTGCTCCAAGCCCGTGATGACAATGTGGCCAACGGTACGATTGAAAGCTGGATGCGACAGGTTATGCTTGACCCACGTTCCGAGGGGGCCGTTAGAATCCCGATTGAGAAGATTAAACGGGCTACGGTTGAGAATTTATTTGATGAGCGCGGAGAAGCGCGGTTGCCGATTAACGTGTTCATCCTGTCTGACTATGCTTATAGCCGCAATGTTTGGGCTGACGAATCGGCCATTGTTGTGTGGGCCATTGATAACGATTCCAACTACTATATGCTTCACTCTGACAAGGGGAAGTGGGGTGACATTGGCACGACAGACCGTGTAGTTGACCTCGCAATCAAGTACCAGAAACACTTGAAATTGGTCGGAGTTGAGTCACGCGGCATGGGTTTCATCGAGAATAGGCTCAATATCGTTAAGAGAAATAACAATTTGGCTTTTGGTATGGTAGAATTAAAGCCGAAAAACCGTTCAAAAGCGGAACGTATTAAGGCAATTATTTCGCTTTTTGATGACGGAAGAGTGGTGTTTGTTGGGCCTCACAGTAAGATGGAGGCTGAAATGGCACGGTTTCGCGGTGAAGAGATGCGGCATGGGGATGACTTGATGGACGCTGCCGCATATATTCTGGATGTTGGCTTCCGTCCGCAGATGGGAGAAGATCCAGAGACGAAAGCGAAACGTGAGAACCATGTTTTGTTTGAGCAATGGGCCGCTTCGGCGTACCAGGAAAAGCAAAAGCCGAGTCCGTTTGGGAGGGGTGTAAGTGCTTCAACTAGAATGCTTGATTCTGATTGGTGAGATCGGGGCGCTGATCTATTTTGCCGTAGTGTCATGGAAGAGTTACAAAAATATTATGTCAACTACGGGAACCAAAATAAACGAGATCGTTGCCTATCAAGACAAGATTGCCCGTGATCTTGAGAAGTTCAATGCGGACTTCAATCTCCGCTTTGACGATGACCTTGCCAAGAAGTTGAACATGATTCTTTCTGCCTCGCAGAACACGACTCCGTTTATGATGAAGAAGGATGACCATGGGAATACGACCGTAGTACCGATTGACCAAGGATGGTGAAAATGGAATACAAAGAAGAGAAAACAAATTGGGCCGCATGGGTTGAACAGCGGCTGGCGAACCATCCTTATAAGCAGAATCTTAAACACGCCAAGATTGCGTGGTGTGAAGCGTTCTATCGCGGGGATCAATACAAGTTGCTGGACGAAAAGACCGGCGCTGTACGCGATGTTAATATCACCCGTGAGACGCGCTGTATCTACAACGTGTGTAAGCCGTTTGCCAATGCGTATGTAGCCAAGATGTTGAAGGGCGACCCCACGCCTTACGCTACGCCTTACAGTACGAACACGGAAGAGTTCGACGAGGATCAATGCGTGGCCGTGAACGCGGCTGTTGAGTTCTGGTGGAAGTCCGTGGCAATGGCTCCGCTTAAACTGCGCTCTGTAACCAATTGGGCGACAAGAGGAGGTATCGGCTTTGCTAAAATCTACTTTGACAAGAACGCTAAGACGGGAATGTATCCTGGAGAAGTTGTATGGGAAAGAGTCAATCCTCTTCATGTCTTTGCCAATGCGGACGCGCAAGATGATACTGAGTTCCGCGAAGTCATACACAGATTCCCTAAAGAAAAAAGCGTAGCAGAGGAAGAGTTTGCGGAGCAGATGAAGGCCATTGGCATTACGGAATTGCCTTCTACTCCCAAGGCCGATGCCGCTTCCGAGCATAGCGAGTTGTCTAAACTTGTGGATGAGCAGAGCGATGCCGAGGTCAAGAGTACAGTTCTGGTAAACGATGTTTGGATCAAGTCGTGTAAAAAGTACCCGAATGGGAAACACCTTATCGTTATTGGTCCGCATACGCTGGTGGAAGAGGATAATTCTGAACCGGATATGGTGCCGTTCTTCGCCTATCGGGTGAACCCGCTTGAGGATGATCTGTTTGGCATGGGGATGTTGCGCCCGATCATTATGATCCAGCGTGACATGAACAAGTTGAACAGTATTATCCAAGAGAACGCTTCGCTTATGGGCCATGTGAAGTGGCTTGTGCCGGAAGCGTCTAACCTGTTGCCGGGTGCGCTTGATGATGCCAGCGGAGAGAAGGTGCTGTATTCCGGTGAACGTGCGCCTACGCAATCACAGGCCGCTCCGTTGCCTAACCATATCGTTTCTAGGTTCTGGGAACTGTTCCGTATGGCGCAGTTCATCACGGGCCAGCAGGACGTTGGCATGGGCATGGTTCCGTATCGTGGCAGTCAGATTGCTACTGGAGTTACGCAGGAATTGAAGAATAGCGAAGATACGATGTTCGCTCCTGACGTAGCGCAGATGATCGAATTCGTACAAAAGGTAGTACGACGCTACCTATTCCTATCCAGAAAGTATTACAAAGAAGAGCGTATTGCCGTTATCATTGGCGAGAACAAGCGGCCAGAGGCCAAGGCGTACTTCGCTCCTGACTTTGTGGATCAGTACAACGTGGACATTCAAGTTGGCGGTGGTTTTGCCAAGTCGAACGAAAGTAAGGTTGGTCAGATTCAGTCTCTCATGCAGAGTGGAGCGTTCGACAAGAGCGGCATTGACCCGCGCTTGATTATGGAAGAGACGTTGAAGATGGTTGGTTTGACAAAGATCCGTGAGGATTCGTTCAAGGACGAACGGCAAGCGCGTAGGAACCTGCGCCGTATCGTATCAGGTGAAGATGTCATAACGAGTAGGTTTATAAATCCTATTCCGCACATCAAGATTTTCACGGACTTTACGAAGATGCCCGAGTACGAAGTGTTGCCGGTTGAGATCCAGACCGGGATTGACCGTTACATTGACAGTATGGTTGCGATGACGCAAGGTGCGCCGAATGGCCAGCCTCCCCCTGCTGGTGCCGGAGAGAACGGTGCGCCTGGAACGCCGGGGAATATGCCTCCGCAAATGCCTACCCCAGAACAGGCTGCTGCTGCGGATGCTAATCAACGGTTGGCTACGGGCCAGCCTACGAGCGGAGATTTAGGGCAAGCTGGACAAGAACCGGCCCCCATGTAAGGAGAATAACACATGAGTATGGAATCTAGTGGAAGTATGAGCGGACCTTCGCTTACCCTATCCGATGCCGAGGCGGTCGAGTTTGGGTTTGCTACGGCACCCGCGCCTACTCCGAATGTTGAACCCGTTGCCGAGACGCCGAAGGCAGCCGATGCCACTCTACCCGCTACTGCGGAGAGTGAGCAGAAGCCCATCCCAGAGGCCACTCCCAACGTAGAGCAGACGCCCGCGCAGGACGCTGACCAGACCGGCAAGCAATTCTACACACCGGAAGAGGTAGAGCGACTCCTGATGAGCGATGGGAACCTTGATTCTAACCGGCTATCACCGGAAGGCAAGATCCTCCAAAAGTCGTTTCAACGCGGGTTTGGGCCGAAGTTTGAACAGGCGAAACGGATGAGGGAAGATGCTGAACGGCAATTGGCAGAGATCCGCAGACTCCAACATGAGAAGGAAGAGCAGGAAATCTTTGCTAAAGAGTCCGAGGAACTTGGCGAAGAAGCGGCTGCTATGAACAAGCGGATGCGCGATATGGAGAGCAGACTTCAAGCGGCAGAGCATGAACGCATGGCCGCTCGTCAGAGTCAGCTTGCCATGGAGATTCGCAATGAGTTTAAGAGCGTGTCGCCAACGCACTTCGTTCCGCAGACCCAGGAATTTGAGGACATGATTTTGGCCGCTAAGTGGGCGCAGGATATGTCTCGCACTAGCGCGGGAATGGACCCTATGACCATGGAAGAGGCCGTTAAGTCTGTCGCAGATTCTATCGGTCTAACGAACGCCGAGAACATGAAGCGTCTTATCAAGTCAAATCCTGCCGTGTACAAAGAGGTTAGCGGAGATATCATCAACGAATACCTCAAGAGTAAAGCGGCTGGACCGACTACAACCTCATCGTCCGCAGCCAGCGTTCAAACGACTCCCACGGCTGCTGCCAAAGAAGATCCGAACGAAGATACCTTTACCGCCACCTTGCGGAAACTTGGTATCAATCCTAATGAGGAAATCCACATTGTCCCGACTTAAAGGAGTCACAAATGGCTACTAATGTTAGCTTGTCTGATTTTGTAAATGCTACTATTGAGGCTTATGTCAAGAAGGCTGTCTCTCTGCCTAATACTAAGTATTGGCTGAACAACAACCTTAAAACTCAGATCATCAACCATGGCGGCGAAACTCTGATCTATGTTCCGATGCAGACCCAGATTCCCGAAAGCGCCTTCATGTCTGCTGAGAACGTGGCGAACCCCTCTGCCGCGCAGCCCGCTTTCGTGAAAGGAACCCTGTATCTCAAGAAGATCGTGGCCCCTATGCGCTTTTCGGAAGAGACTGTGGCCTTGAACCAGGGTCCGAATGTCATCGTTAAGAACCTTGAAACCATCACTTCCGGCACTCTCCAAGCCTATAACATGGCCCGTGAGTTCCAGATGCATCAGGATGGTTCCGGTATCCTGTGTCACGTTGTAACTGCCACTACGACCACCGCCACTTCGCACACCATCACCGTTGACTCTGCCCGTTGGCTGCGCGTTGGTATGATCCTTGATGGTTATACCGCTACGTCCGCCAATGGCGTTGATATGCTGGTTACCGATGTGAACTATGACACCAACGTGGTCACTCTGACCACCGCTGCCACTCCGACCATTGCGGCTGGCGACCATTGGTACTATGCCAATACCTATACCGGCGGCACCTATGCGGCTACCTACTTTTGTAACGGTATTGAGCATCTTATCAATGACACGGACGCTGCTTGGTCAACCGCTAGCACGATGGGTTTTGACCGCGACACCCAGAGTTTTGCCAAGGCCGTTGTGAAGTACGGTGCTTCTGCCGGTACTGCCGAAGCTCTCACCTTGGGACGTATGCGTAGCGTCTGCGACAGCATTGATGTGAACGCTGGCGAAGTTGGCACCGAACTGATCTACTGCGGTATGGGCGCGTTCAATGCGTATCAGGAAGTTCTCCGTAACGAGAATCAGCCGACCGTTTCGATGCCCGCTTCCGGTGGGTATCCTGATGGGTTGGAGTTCGTGTATAACGGGAAGAAGATCCGCATTGTGAGTTCGCGGCTGGTTGCTGATGTGAACACCTCCGGTACTGCTTCGACTCAGGGTTCTGGAACCGCCAATGGCACCATGTACTTCATCGACCCGAAACACCTTATCAAGTATAAGGGCGGCGATGTTGGTTGGGATACCATGGCTGGTTCGCTGCAGAAGGTGGCCGGTTATCAGCAGTACGAGCGTGTTTACCGTGGGTGGGAAAACTACGGCTGCGACTTCTTCAAGAAGCAGGGACGGTTGAACGACATTACCACCGTTGTGTAAATGGGATCTAAATCCGAATTGTGGGAGGGGCTTCGGCCCCTCTACACTCTTTAAGGAGAGTTAAAATGGCTGCTATTTTCGGTACTTTCAAAAAGGCTTGGGACAACACCGGCAAAAAGAACTATGTCCAGGTTATCTCTACTGTCTCTTTTACCAAGGACAGCGGGTATCTTTCGGTTGGTTCTAGTGCCAGCGTTGTTGGTTCGGCTGTTCCGTTGACCTCTAGCAAGACTAGCGTTCTTCGTGCTTATGGTGATGATAACGCTGCCGTGCTTGGTGCTACTGCTGTACGGGCGAGCGTTTCCCGGTTTCTGTGTACTGTAAGCCAGACCGGAGAAACTTCGATGTTTGGTTCTCATGGACAGTTCAAGGTTAAGGCCCCGATTGATTGTACGTTGACCAGCGGAAATCGTGCTGGTTCGTGGAATTATTGCGAGTTGGCTGGAACCGCCTTGAAAACCATTACGCTGTCTGGTGCTAACAAGTTCACCGGAGGCGCGTTTGGCATGGCTGAATGGGATGGCGTTGGTTCGCTTACCATTTCTGCTAGCCACATCTTCGGTGCGTTTGGCGCGTTGACTAACGTGGTAAAGGGCGCTGGTACGTTTACCCGTACTGGTATCTTCGCTGCCTACTCCACCATGAACAATGCCACCGCCAGTTACAGCGCGTTTGACTATGGTATGTATATGGCCGCTGGTTCTGTGACCCAGGCTATCTACGCCAATTGCGATGTGATGGGCGCTGCTGGTCGTGTCGCTCAGTTCTACGGGACTTGCGCTGCTCCCGCCATGACCGATGGTTACGGCGCTGTTGAAGTTGATCTTACCATCAGCGGAACCGCTGGCGACACCTTCGCTGCCAATGCGTTCTCTTCGTGGGTAAATATCCCGACTGGTACCGTTGGTGCCGGGAAGTATATCTGTGCTCAGAACAATGGAGTGTATGAAGCGTCTGCGGCTACTGTCACCAATGCCAAGATCATCTTCGGTATGCGGGCGCAGAAACTGATTGCGGACACCGATTCTCTGTCCTTCCCGTTTAGCATCAATACCAATAACACCGCGATTACTGCCGTGTTTGATGTAAACAACGCTACGGACATGGGCTGGGTTGACGGTGTTCTGTCTAGCGCAACCGGCGATGGGCATATCCCGCTGTTCCGTGATGCGGCTGGTGTTGTCCATTACGTAAACACTTACGTTGCGTAGTTTCTTTGTGCCGTTATGCTATAATAATAGCGTAAAGAACTTCCGCTCATGCGGAGTTAAACAGGACGGGGGCTTCGGCCCCCTGTCCAACTCAACCAAGGAGGTTGAAAATGAAGGTCACGCTTGGTCAGTTGTGGGACATTAAGATTTTGCTGACGAAAGAACTTGCCGGTGTAGATTTGGAGACCGGCAGGAAAAGTGAAGTGAATTTGAAGTTGCCTGTTTCTATGAAGCGGCATCTTCGCAGACTACTTGAGGCTGTGAATGACGAGGCGACGATTGCGGAACCGGAACGTGCTGAGTTTATCAAGAAGTGGATTAAAGAGGTGGATGGAGTACGTAGGCCCCCAGAAAAAGACGAAGATGGATATGCTGAATACTTGAAAGATAATATTGAAATTTTCGGAATGAGAGACATTGTTCTTCCGTTCACGCCGTTCAAGTTGGAACTGCTGGATAATCTTGACGAGATCATTCCAGATGGTCTTGAGAATCTCATGTCGGAACTTAACGATGAATACAAACGGCAACTTGAGGCTGAGAAGCCCTTGACCGAAGGAGATAAGTAATGGCTTACCGTAACAAGGATTTTTACGTTTCAATGTATCGGCAGCAGGACGTAGATACGGCCTACAAGATGACCGAACACAACTTGCGCTGCCCTTCGTTTGCGTATGAGCGGCAGAACGTGGATGCGGCTTGGCTTGAGGTTTATGGATATCCGTTCATGTCCCCCGAGCAGAAGAAGTACGCGGACATGGAAGCGAAGGTTGTGGCCCTTGAGGCCGAGAAGGCTGCGGTTAAACCTGTTGTAAAGACTATTGAGGATGCCATTGCCGAAGAGGACAACCATCCGGTCAACGCTCCGCTCCAACTTGACCGCAAGACCTGGACGGAACTGTTCATTGCCAAGCACCCGCAAGCAACCAAGATGGTTATGGGCAAGGCGTGGAAACAGTACAAGGAAGAAGTAGGTATCACGGAGTAGGAAAATGGACTACGAAGATCAGTTGTATCGTGATGATGTAACTGATGAAGTTTGCGCCATGTACGGCGTAAGCGACATGGAAGCGTTTGAAGATGAATCGCATGACTGTATGCGTATCATGTTGGGATGGTCGGAGATTTACAGTACGAAGCTGCCGTGGGATGACGTTGCCCGTGAGGATGTAAGGCGTCACGCTTATATCTACAAGAACGACTTGGGCGATGAAGAGATCCGAAGTGTTAAAGACTTCCACGACAAGTTGGAAGAGCGGCAGTTGATTGAAGAAGAAGAGTTGACGCGGGAAGTGGTTGACGATGTAATGAGGCGCGTGTATCACGGTCGATTGCCGGGGATCATACACCCTGGGGGAGTAAACGATGACTCTAGCACAACTTAGGGCGAGGCTGAGAATCCTGATTGATTCTCCGCATACGGCGATCTGGTCTGACACGAACATCGACGATATGATCAATGATACGTACACGGACGTTATCAACGAGATTGGGCAGCGGTATCCGAAGTATTATACTAAGACGGGAACCGTTGCCACCGTTGCCAACAATCCGTTCACGGCATTGCCGTCCGATTGTACGACCTTGAACAAGCTCCTTGATTATGCCGGTATCCCGATCACGTATATTGATAGCACTAAGTTTGCTGGTGTTGAAACCACGACCGGAACGCCAGAAGGATTCGATGTTGCTGGAAGGAACATTTGGTGGTATCCTACCCCATCCGCTGTTGCGTCATATACAGCCTATTATCACTATCTCCCTGTTTCGCTATCAGCAGACAGCGATGTTCCAGAACTTCCACCCAACTTCCACGATATCATCTGCTACGGGGCCGCTATTAAAACTCGGTTAGCCAAGGAAGCATTTTTGAACGAGTACGCTGCCGCTTACAATAGCAAGTTGGTGATGTTGCTACATCAGATTAACATTGCCCAGACGAACTCACCGCATAGAGTTCCGTTTATGATCGGTGACATGGGAGCAGACTAATGGCTCTCGACAAAAAGACGCTTCCGGTTCCAAGTTGGCGCGGATTGTATTGCGATGGCATAACAATCCCAGGCGGGATGAGTAGAGCAGAGAACATCTTTATCCTACCTGACGGAAGCGCGCAGCGTCGAAACTATGAAAGGACGCTGGCAGAGAGCAACGTAACGGTTGCCGGTCACGGTTTAAAGAATGTGTATGAGTTGAGGAAGTCTGATGGGAAGCGATATATCTACGCTGACCTTGATAACGCTGGCACTTCGATTGCGAGTTTCGGTGCGGAACTTGTGACAGGTGCTAGTGCGTTCTCTGGATGGACGGATGTAGATGATTGGGCCTACGGTTCTACGAAGTGGACGCATGACGGGAGTGGAACTACCACGTTGACCGGCAAGCCAACCGTGTCTGCCGCCGCTACCTATCGCATTGTGGTTGACGTAACGTGTCCGTTGCCTTCAACGTCTGCCGGTGGATGGGCATACACAAAGACTGATAGCACGTTCACTTGGACAAGTTCAAGTGGGCAATCGCATATCATTTGGGATCAGGCTTGGACGCATACGGCGGGCCAAGGTACTACTGCGCTGAACGCTTTGAGGGACTTTACTCCAGTTATCGGGCAGTCCTATCGTATCCGCGTAAATGCTACTCTTGGTGCGGCTAATGCTGGGACGTGCGCCGTGTACTGTGGCGGTGTTCTTGCCGGGACTATCTCTGGAAGCAACACGACCGCGTACTTTGAACTTGTAGCACGGTTTGTCACGGATGCTACCGGGCTTCGGTTTGTGCCTACGGATGACTTCGCTGGCAGTATCAACAAGGCTTACCCGTATGTTCCTAGCAAACTAGATGAGTTTACCTCTGTAAAGAAGCTCATCAACCCTAACGGTGCTACCAATGCGGCCAACCTTGGCGACGAACTGTTACAGGCGTGGAGTTCCGCTTGGTATCCAGAACTTGCGTCTCAGGTATCGCAGAGTTTGACCGTTAAGATCGGAGCGGCTACGGCTGGTGTCATCACCGAAAGCGGCGTGTACACCTACACCACCACGGCTACGGATACGACCGCCATTCAATTCATTCCGACTACTTCATGGGGTGGGTCTGTAAATTCCTGTTCTATCCAGGCCGTGACGTATGCCTCTGCCACTACGGAAATGAAAGTTATCGGTGGTCTTGTCACCGGAACCACGGATTACGAGGTGTCTTGGTCTAACATCCTGACTAACCTGACGGCTGGCAATACGGTTCAGCCTTCGTGGGCGACGATGCAGGACCGGGCGTTTCGTGTTGACGGCACAAACCTAAATTACTGGTTCAAGGATGCTGCTGGATATCACCTTCTTGGCGTGAACGCTCCCGTTGAACCTCCGACCGTAGCGAGTACAACCGGTGGAGAACTCACCGCTGGAAGTTACAATGTCTATTACACGTATGTCAAAAAGGATGGGCTTTACGTTGCCGAGGGTAACCCTTCGCCTGTGGCGTTTGTGGAAGTGGCAGGGACGGCAATCACGGTTTCGGTCGTTACGCTGACCGATCCTGACGTTACACACATTCGGATCTACCGCACGTTGTACAATGAACCGGGTGCGGATGCGTACCTTGATTCTGAAATCTCCAATGAGACGCAGACTGTTACGCTGACTCAACCGGACGATGTTATCCGCGATCTGAACTCCATCCTTGAGTTTGACCACGACGTGCCTCCGCAAGCTAAGTTTGTTCTGACGGCTGGTAGCAGACTGTGGTTTGTGAATTTGCCGAACGAAGTTGGCGGGAAAAGCACTATCAAGTGGTCGCTTCTGGACTTCCCAGAGGCTGTTCCTGCGCTGAACTACCAGACGTTTGACCCTAACGATGGCGACGAACTTGTCGGAGCTTGCCCGTTGTCCAGCAACCTTCTTGTTTTCAAACGTAGGAGGACTTGGCTATGCGATATTTTTTCAGCACAAGTGGTGGACGGGGTAGCGGCTTTGTCGAAACATATCATCAGCCCGAACCTTGGATGTATAGCGTCTGGCAGTATTCAAGCGGTGGGCCTGGATTCCGCTATGTGGCTGTCATCGGAGGGGATTATCCTGTACTCCGGTGGGGAATTGAAGAATGTATCGAAGGACAGGATCAATAGCGTTATCTTCAACTTCATCAACAACGGGGCGGAACCGTTCATTGACAGCGTTTATCTGCCATTGCGTAGGTTGTACCATATCAATTTCCTGTACAGAAATTCAGGTGATAACACGATCACTTCTCAGCGGCATTTCGTGTACAGTCTTGACTCTGATGCGTGGACTGAATACGTTTATACCTCTAGCACGGGAACGCGGCATTACGAATTGAACTTCTGTTTGGCTACTGACAGCAACCAGAGAGACGTTATCCTTGCTCCGTACATGGTGACTTCTACCGGGACAGTCACATACGTTTATCAAAGCGACTACGATAACAACGGTGTATGGGCAGGTGCCGTAGAGATCATGGACGCAACTGGTGACGGAGTTAATCCGCTTGATACTCCGCAAGATGTGTTCGCTGATGCTAGCGATAACGTCTATGTCATTGACAATAGCGGGTACTCGTTCAAGATCACAACGGCTGGCGTTAAGACTTGCTTGTCAACGGATCAGGAAGTTACAGAGGCTTGCGGATTGACGTTTGATGCTGGTGGTTATTTCCATGTAAGCAAGGCTAGGTTACAATGCTTTGACTTGACCAACAGTTGCTTCTATATGTGGGTTGAACTGCCGTCTCCTACTTCTGGCAACCTTTACCATGAAATTGTTAAAGTGACATTTTCTGGAACAGTAACAAAAGTAACTGGCGGTATTCGACCTAGCGATGATACCGGAGAGTATTACAGATATTCAAGCGTGTATCCTGCCGGTAACGACTTGTACGTTTACGACCGGGCGGGTTTTATTGAAGGGGCCGCGCTTAACGTGCGGAAGATCGTAAAGGTTGATAACCCTGGTGCCGGTCAAACAGAATCTGATTACTACGACCTTCAAGGCAACGGTTATGTCGGAGAGTGTTCCTACCCGTTCATGTACAACAAAAACTTGTATATGTTCTATGAGGACGATGACCACGCGAACTTACAGATCATGAAGTTTACGGACGTTACTGGAGCGGCATCTGTGTCACTAATAGATACTGGAATAAAGTCTGGTAGCGCAAGCCCGTTTTATTTGACGGTTGTGTCTGATACGGAGATGTATTTTTCTGGCTCTATCGCAGAAGATCCTGATGACGAATCTGTTTTGAGTGGTTCTGGAATAGTTAAACTGAACTATGCTGGCGGTGTATGGACTGCTACGTTAGCAGAAAGCCTTGACGTTAGCATGGAAGGATATGACTCTTTGTTCTATACATCTAATGGAAGGTTTTTGTGGGGTAGCGATAGCGATTCTACTGCTAGGCTGTTTGACTCAAGTTTCGATCAGATTTCTTCGTATTCAAATGACAATCTTACATACATTACTGGTGTTTGTAACTTAAAGTCAAGCTCTGTAAACGAAATGATAATCATTCTGTGCGGACAAGATTCAAACAATGTTTATAAACTTTTACCTAACATAGACGACCTAGTTGAATACGAAGATCAAGGGATGTACGGGCCGGTTGTTAAAATTGTTTCTAACTACATTGACCTTGACATTGCGAATGACAAAAGAGTTTCAAGAGTATATCTTGGGGTGAAGAGTAAGTTGCCTTCATTCGGTACGTTTGCTCTTGAGAGCGATTACACGGAGAATGTTACGATACATACGAACGGCGAGACTAGCAAGCCAGCCGGTTCCGTTTCAACTCAGAACTTCTATCACAAGGGGATCGAAACCTGGGATACTGACGATGTGTTTGATAGCACGGTTGAACAGTTTAAGACGAACCGCCTTGACGTTGGACTGAGAGGGCAAGCGTTCCGGTACTCAATCGCTGTTGGCGATCTTGTGTCTGGATACAGCGGAGAACTGCTAATCAAATCTCCAATGATTGACTGTCAAATCAGGGGAAAACTAAATGGCTAGTGAACAACGGCTCCCGCTTCTGTTTAGAATCCCGCCCGGTTCCGACCCTGTTGCCTATGACAATTGGCGCAAGATCATGGACTTAGCGCGGCTTGTCAACCACATTGACGGTCAGATTAACGCTCCGCAGTCTGGTATCTTTGCCGCTGGATTCAAGACAAAGTGGAATGAGAACGACACAACTGCTGGCTATTTGTCTGATAAGTTGGTAGCAGGAAGCAACGTCACATTTACGGTGGCGCATGAATACGGCAATGCGGCCATGACGATCAGCGTTCACAATCCGGTAACGCTGGCTACGCATAGCGGACTTCAATTGTCAACGCAAGTGTTGAATATGGGTACGCCTAGCGACATTACTGTTTCTTCTACTGATTCCGTTACATCTGCTACCCATTCCCACGCTCTTATCGGTTCAAGGTGGCTGTCTGGATTCGTTTCCAGAACGGACAACACTATCTCGCTGTCAACCAGGATGGTTACGGTAGCCAAGACCGGAACGAATTTCACCGTGTATTCAGACGGCATTAAGTATGTAAAGACGACCGAATCAAAAGAGATTGCCAACACGGTTGGCCTTCACTACGTTTACTTTGGCGCTGACGGTGTGATAACTGAAAGCACGGCTGGATGGGATTTTACAAGTGGGAAAATACCAATTTGTACCGTGTTCTGGAATGGTTCTATCGGGGCATTGTCTGATGAGCGTCACAGCGCATCTAGGAACTTGCGGTGGCATGAATGGGCTCACGACACGATTGGCGCTAGGTATGAGAGTGGACTTGGCCAGACCTATCCTACCACCTCTGTTGATGGCAAGTTCCAGATCGAGTCCGGTAACATCCATGACGAGGACATCGACTTCTCCATCGGTCAGCAGAAGGTGTGTCGGAATTTCTACGAGACGGCGAGCGGCACCTGGACGTTCGCCAACGGGACGGACAACGCTGGCAACGATTATCCATACATCCGCAACGCCTCCACGGGCAAGGTACAGTATCCGAAGAGCGATAGTTCTTATACGCTTACCGATGCCGCTGACAGCAAATATGTTGTGGTCTGGGCCTATGCTACCACCGATGCTGTAAGGCCAATCTATCTTATCACGGCGGCAAAGACTGACGCTTACGCCAACATGACTGCGGCCCGTGCGGCCACGGCACCTAGTACAGCAGGACTTCTCACGCCGGAAATGAAACTGATCTATCGTTGGATTTTCTCTGGTGATGGTCAGTATCAAGAAGGCGCGGACTACCGTTCATCTACTTCACTCCCTGCTGGCGGCACTCCTGTAACGAACGCCGTTGCCGTCACGTTCTCGCCGATTGGAAACATTGCTGCTACCAATGTCCAGAACGCAATATATGAATTGGATACAGAAAAAGAGCCAGTATTCGTTTACGCGACGTCGTTCCCTGGTTCTCCAGTTGATAAACAGGTGTGCGTTAGGACGGACCTTAGCGGAGACTTAGTAACGGCGGCTGGTGTAACTACATTTCTTGGATTGACCGATACGCCAGCGAATTACTCTGGCAGTTCCGGTAAAATCGTAGCCGTTAATTCTGGCGAGAACGCCCTTGAGTTTATCACCGCTCCTGCTGGCGGTGGCGCTGATCTGCTTGAAGTACAGATATTTTCGTGAGGTAACATGGCAACATATTCAAAGGTTATTCTGTCCGGTTCAACAAATGGCAAAGGGATTAAGGTGGTGGCTACGGCTACTGCCGGTACAACTATCCACACGGCTGTGGCTGGTACTTCTGACATGGACGAGGTGTGGCTGTGGTGCGGGAATAGTTCTGCTTCCGGAGTAAAACTCACTCTTGAATGGGGAGAGGCTACCGATCCTAACGGTCACATCGAAAAGACAATCCCGGCAGAGGACGGGTTGTACTGCGTTGTGCCTGGGCTATTGCTTCAAAATGGCCTAGTTATAGCGGCCTTCGCTTCGTCGGCGAACGTGCTAGTCATCAATGGTTTTGTGAACAGGATCACGGCATGAGATCGTTTTACAGAAACAG